TCTACTATTATTAATTCCTTATTTGCCACCTCTGCAGCAGGTGAGACTGTATCTAAAGACCAAGCTATTCGAATAGCTACAGTATGGTCGTGTATTCGGGTTCTTTCCGAAACAATAGCCTCTCTACCCATCAGTCTATATGAAAAAGATGATGATAATAGAAAGATTGTGTTAACTAATGATAAATTAAATCGCTTAGTCGGTGAGAAACCTTCACCACTATATAATTCTTTTATGTTCATTGAGCGTATACTAACTGAACTTTGTTTGGGTGGTAATTTCTATGCTATTATTGAGCGTAATGCAGGTGGAGAACCTATTAATCTTCACCCTGTAGCAGAAAAAGATGTACAAGTTTTTATATCTCCTGATGGTAGAGGGCTTTATTACGAAGTCGAAAATTCAGATACTATACACTATCCAATGAGTGGAACGATCCAATCAATGAATATGATCCATATAAAAGGTTTATCCTTTGATGGAATTGTTGGTAAATCTCCAATTGTTGCTGCTGCTGAGACTTTAGGTATTTCAATTGCCTTAGACAAACACGCAGGTTCATTCTTTAAAAATGGAGCTGCCGTAGGTGGTATTCTTAAACACCCTGGAACTCTTAAACCAGAAACAGCTAAGAGACTTAGAGAGTCTTGGAATACTAATCACGCAGGTAGTTTGAATGTAGGTAAGACAGCTATTTTGGAAGAAGGAATGGAATTTCAAGCTCGTTCAATTCCAAATAATCAAGCACAATTTTTAGAGACGAGACAGTATCAGATTTCTGACATTTGCCGTATATTTAGAGTACCAAATCATCTCGTCAACGATTTAACAAATTCCACATATTCAAATATTGAAGCACAGCAGATAGATTTTGTGGTTCACACCATAACTCCTTGGATTAAGCGAATTGAGAGTGAGTTTAATGACAAACTAATTCCTTCTAATAAGAAAGGAAAACAATATTTTAAATTTAATCTAACAGCTATTTTAAGAGGTGACTCTAAAGCTAGAGCAGATTATTACAGGACTTTAGTAAACATAGGTGTAATGTCTCCTAATGAAGTTAGAAGTTTAGAGGATATGAATGCAGCTGGCGAAGTTTCTGATGAGTTCTATATGCAATCTAATATGCTTCCTTTGAGTAAATTAGGCGAATCTACAACACGAAAAGATTTATAAAAAACAATAATGGCAGGTAAAAAGAAAACAATCGTTGGTTTGACTGATGGAGAAAAACTAAAAAGAAAAGACCATTGGTTTCAGAATAAAGGATATTTAGCTGGTGAAGTTGAAGGTTCAGATGTAGATAATTTAGGCGATTCAAAAGCTGAATTATTTATCGGTACTAAAGGAAATATAAAGATTCAATTACACGGAGGAAGTGTGGTTACTCTTAAAAATGTTCCTAGTGGTACTTACCTTAGAGGTATCTTCGTAAATAAAGTTTTCGCTACAGGAACTACGGCTAAAGATATTGTTGCTATATACTAACAAATAAGACTATGGAACAAAAGAAAGAGATAAGAGTATTTAACGCTGACTATGAAGTTCGTTTACTTGAGGGAGAAAACGGAGATGTTCAAGTTAGTGGTTATGCTGCTTTATTTGACCACGAAAGTCGGGATTTAGGTTTCTTTGAGACTATAGATACACGAGCTTTTGAAGGTCGTTTAGATGATAATGTTATTTTAACATTCAACCACGATGGTAATCTAATTTTAGATCGTAACCAAGGTGGTACACTTAAACTCTCGGTAGATGAACGAGGTTTAAAATATGATGCTACACTACCTGATACTACAACAGGTAGAGATGTTGCCGAATTAATGCGTAGAGGCTTACTTTATGAGTCTAGCTTTGCGTTCACCGTAGAAGACGATGAATGGTCGCAAGAAGATGGTAAAACAAAAAGAACTATCAATAAAATCGGAAGATTGTACGATGTTTCTATTGTAGGTGTAGGTGCTTATGCAAATACAGATGTTGCACTTCGTTCAATGGAGGAGTTTGAGAAGAATATCGAAATTGAAATGAAAAGCAATGAGAAGGAGAAAGACCTTCACCAAATCAATTTATTAAAAAACGAATTAACTTTAAAAAGCAAAATTTAAAATGAAAAATTCTGTTGAATTAAGACAAGATCGTGCTGACCTGATTAAAAAAGCAGGTGAGTTGTTAGATACTTGCAAATCAGAAGCTCGTGACTTCAATACTGAAGAACAAGCTAGTTATGACACAATGATGTCATCTATCGATAAGATGGAAAAAGATGTTAATACTGTTGAGAGACAAGAAAAATTGAACGCTGAGATTGCTTCTAAATCTACTTCTGTTTCTACTTTAGGTAAAGAAAAAAGCGATGTTCGTTCTTACTCTTTATTCAAGGCTATTACTGGAATGATTAACAACAACCTTGATGGTGTTGAGAAAGAATTGCACGATGAGGCTGTAGCAGAAGCTAGAGCAGCAGGTCGAGTAGTTGAAGGTTTAGGAATCCCTGCTCGTTTTTTCGAGGAGAGAGCTGCTATTACAGAAACGGCTTCAGGTATCGCTCCAACAGCAGTAATGGGTTATGCAGATGCTCTTCGTGAGTCAACTGTATTCGACAAGGTAGGTGCTAATATCCTTACAGGTTTATCAGCTAACACTCGTCTTCCAATCGTTGGAAAACAAGCTGTTGAATGGGAAGGTGAAGTAGATGATGCAGAAGATGGTGGAGCTGTCTTTACTAAATTGGATTTAACTCCAATCAGACTTTCTGCTTATGTTGATATTTCTAAGCAATTATTGTTGCAAAATGGTATGGGAGCGCAACAAGCTGTTCTTACTGATTTAGGTCGTGCTGCAGGTAACAAAATTGATGTAGCTATGTTCGCTGCTGCCGATGTAACAGGCGCACCAGGTGCAATTTCTGCTACTACAGGAGTTGGTACTTTTATTGAAGGTTCTTATTCTGCTAATGTTTCGGCATATTCAGATTTTGTTTCTGCTGAACAAACTTTAGCTGAAGCTGAAGGTCTTCAAGGTAACTTATCTTATGTAGCTAATCCAGTTCTTATGAAAGAATTGAAACAAGCAGCAGCAGTAGCAGCCGTAAGTGTAGGTATGCAAGGTAACTTAGTTAACGGATATCCTACTTACTTCACTAATGGTGCAGGTAAATCAGCAGGTGTATCGGGAGACTTTTTGTTCGGTGATTTCTCTAAATTATACATCGGAATGTTCGGTGGTTTAGATATTATTGTTGACCCATATACGCAAGCTGCGAGTGGTGAGGTAAGATTGGTTGTTAACCAATACATCGATTGGGGTGTTTCTCAAGCAGGTGCGTTCGTTAAAGGTACTTCTTTAATCGCCTAATTAATTTTAAACTAAGGGAGAGAGGGTAAAACCTCTCTTCTTTATATATCTATTTAACTATATGTATCTTAATCCAAACATCCATATTCAAGGAGATTTAAAATTGGTTACTGATCCTGCCACATTGGTAGTTTCTGTACCTGAAATTAAATCACAATTGCGTATAGACACTTCGGATGAAGAGCCGCTGTTAAGTGCTTATATTGAGGCAGCGACTGAAATGGCTGAAAACTATTGCAATCGTAATTTCATTGAACACGAATACGAACTCTATTTTAATGATGTCCGTAATCAAGCGACTTTATTGTTTCCTGATTGCACATTAGATGCTACAGCTCCTTTGAGTTATAAAGATGCAGATGGGGCTACTCAAATATCTACTGATGTATATGTAGATACTTATTCAAATCCATCTATAGTTTATACTAATTCCGATTTTAGCAGTCCAACATTAGAGGCTAACGCTTCTAACACATATTGGTTCAAGTTTAAGACAGGAATGGGTTCAGCAGCTTCCGATGTTCCGAATGCTGTAAAGCAAGCAATCAAATTGATTGTGTCTGATATGTATTATTTCAGAGAGGACAGAAAGCGTAGATTCCCAATGGCATCAGAAATCTTATTGCAACCTTATAAATGTTATCACTAGATGGCTTTCATAAGCAAAATAAAGGCAGGGGATTTCAACGAGAGAATCAAGTTACAAGAACCTAACTTTACTCAAGACTCTTTCGGGGGGATTACAGAGACTTATACAGATGTTGTTACCGTTTGGGCTAACAAAAATGTAAAGACTCTTAGAGATGTAAAGGAGAAGTTTGAAGGTAACGAGCTTCAATCGTATTCAAGGTTTGTATTTACGATCCGATATAGTTCCGATACTAAGGCTATCAAGTCTAATTGGAGATTACAGGATTCGTATGGTGAAAACTATGATATTCTAGGATGGGTATTAGACCCACGAAAAGAGTTCATTGAAGTGTTTGTTAAACAAGATTTAGATGATGAAAACCCAGTCTAAAAATGACAAGAGATTTAGAAAACTCTAATCAACCTATGGA